CGAGCCCCACGAGACGAAGTCGCCCTCGACGACGCTGCCGGGTGCGGCACGCTCCTCGAGCGAACGTACGAACTGCGGCGAGTCGTCAACCCACACGTCTACCGTGATGCCAGCCTCGCGGGCCGCTTCGTCTTTGAGCCGATCGCCCACGAGCAGCACTTGTGAGAACGCATCGGCATAGTTGCCAAGTGTGTCGGTTACCGTCTTGCGATCGCTTGGCGTATCTGGGCGTCGCGAGACCATCACGACTGTGTTCCCGTCTGCGACCGCCTTACGGGCGAACTCGCCCCACAGCGACGGTTCAGCAGCGAAGGTGCGATCGAAGTCGATCGAGATTGTCATCGCTCGCAATTCCGCGAGCGACCTCGCAGGCGCGGGAGCGGCGACCGGCTCCTGCGGCGGTTGCGCCTCTACCGCTGCCGGGACCGGCTGGCTCTCGACCACGCCCGCGAGGATCGCGTCGATCTGAGGCTGCGAGATGCTCGGGAACGCTGCGGCGATCATCGCGGCAGCGCCGTCCTTCGTGATGACGTTCGCCGTGATTTGCTGGAGGATCGCGATGAGCCCGGTGATCTGGGCACCGTTGAGCGACACGTCGGCGACCTGCGGTGCAGCGTCTGGCTGTTCGACGACCGGATCGCCTTCCGCCGCAGCGACACCGCCCTCGACAGCCTGCCCGTCGATCTCGCTGCCTGGCTGCTGCTGAGCGAGAACGTCGTCCACCGAAGGCGGGGCACCGAGAACGCCCATATTCAGCGGGCGATACCGCTCGTCGCCGCCCTCGACCGGGTTGCGGTTTTCGAGCTCGAGGATGTCGTTCGTGCTGAGAGCCCCAATATCCCACATGGCACGGTAGTACGCCGACCGGCTCGCGGCATCGCCACGCATCAGCCCACGCACGTCGAACTCGACGAAGTACCGATCGTCGTCGCTGATGAGGTCACGCACGAACGCCGACTCAGAGCGACGAAGCCACGGCAGGATTGTGTGCTGCACGAAGTCAAGACCGGCGTGCTCGACCGATCCCGGGCTCGTCTCGGCACCGAGGAGGTGGAGCGGCACGCGGAAAAGTCGGGCGATCTCAGCCAATTGCCACTTTCTCGCCTCAATGAACTGGGCATCGTGCATCGACGACTGCGGAATCTCGAGCGGCTTGAGTCCGCCGACGAGGACTGCCGTGCGGTTCGAGTTGCCGACGCCGCCGTGCATCCGCTCCCAGTTCTGCCGCAGCGACTCGCGGGCCTCGGCGTTCAAGTCGCCATCGGTCGAGAGGACGAAACCAGGGCGGGCACCGTTTCCGAAGTACCTCGCCCCGTGGAGCTCGCACGCACGAGCCAGCGCGATCGCGTCCTTGCACGACTCAACGATCGACATCCCATGCACGCCGTCGTCGCTCGGCCCTCGCATGTGCAGGATCGCATCTTGCGAGTAGACCGTCTCCCGCCCGTTCTCCTCGCGGTACAAGTAGCGGAGCCGCCCGTTCTCGACTCGCTCCACCTTCATCCGGCTCGGGTGCAGCGGCACCAACTGATCGACCGCACCGGACGCACCGCCGCGAATCTCGCTGTAGGCGTCGCCCCATAGCCCGATGTGGAAGACCGCCTGCTCACGCCACTCGAAGCTCGTCTGCCATCCATTCGGCTGCTGGTGCAATCGCTTGTAGAGCGGGAGTTCCGACGCCCGCCGAGTGCCGCGTGGCTGTCGCTCAAGCACGTGCAGCGGAAGGCAGGCGATCGTCTCGGCGAGTATGCGAAGGCACGAGAACACGGCACCGACTTGCAGAGCGTTGCTCGCGTCGATGCGGATGCCAGCGGCCGAGCGGGACGAATACTCGTCGTCCCACATCGACCGCTCCTCGCCAGGAAGCCAGAGAATGCGGTGCTGTGCGTTCGCGATCATGCGTCAGATGAAGAACACCTCGGGCTGCGAGGCTGGCTTCTGCTCCTGTTCGCTCCGCATCCACGAGCCGATCGCCTGGCACAACGCCACGATGCCGTCGATGCGTTCCGTGCTCCGTGACTTACTCGGGTAGATGTTGCCGTGTCGGTCCTCGTGGACCGCCACGTTTCCGGCGTTCCACGTCAGGACGGGATGCCCGCCATGCCGCACGAGCCCGTTCAAAATCATGTTTTCGAGGGTGCGTGCCGGGGCCGACATCCCGGGGCCGCCTTGTGGAAATCCTCGCACATCGACCCCATCCCCTTGCAGTAAGTTCGCGAGCATCTGGGCGTTGAACTTCATATCGACCGCCAGCTGCCGCACGTGGTACTGCTCGCAAATCGCCGTGATGTCGGCGTGTAATCGGGTGTAGTCGGTCACGTTCCCGTCGGTCACGCGAATCTGCCCGTCGCGAATCCACCCGAGGTAATCCACCTTGTCACGCTGGTTCCGCTCCACGGCATTCGCCTCGGGAATCCAGAAGAACGGCAGCACGTCAATCGAGTTGTCGTCCGGGTCGGGGCAGACGAGAACGAGCGCCGAGAGGTCGTACGTGCTCGCCAGATCGAGCCCGGCATAGACCGGACGGTCGCCAAACGGTCGCAGCGGATTGGCACACGCAGCCCACGCTGCCGGGGCGATCCACCGCGTGTCCTGTGTGGTCCAAACATTGAGCCGTTCTCGGGTCGCGCCCCGCAGCCGTTTGGCCACGGGGCGCAACCCCGGTATCTCAAGAACGAGTTGAGCTTGCTTGGGCTCTGCTCGGCCTCTCGGGCATCGGCTGCAAATGATTCAAGCGTGATCGTCTCGCCCAGGCTCGGGTTCGCCTGCCGCCACACCTTCGGCGTCTTCCACGTCCCGTCGGTGGCACAGTCGGGCGACGCCGAGTAGATGCAACCGTAGAACGTCGGGTCGAACGCCGGGTCGGCGATGCACTTCTCGGCGTAAGCGTGCTGCTCCCAGCAGATACTGCGGCGGTCGTATCCCGCCGTCGTGATCGACAGGATCAGCGGTTGACGACGAGCCGCGCCGCCGTACCGCAACGCATCCCAGAGGCGACGGTCCCGCTGGGCATGGAGCTCGTCGAAGAGCAGCATGTGGATATTGAGACCCTCGGCCCGGAACGCATCCGCCGAGAGCACGCGATAGAACGAGTTCGTCTGACGATCGACGATCGTCTTTCGCGAGTCGATCACCTCGAGCCGCTTCGACAGCGACGGCGATGCCCGTACCATCGACGCCGCTTCGCGATAGATGATGCCCGCCTGCTCGCGGTCGCTCGCGGCACCGTAGATCTCGGCACCCGGCTCATTGTCGCAGACGAGACCGTAGAGGGCGACGCCCGCGAGGGTCGTTGACTTGCCCTGCTTTTTGGGCAGTTCGATGTAGGCAGTCCGAAATTGACGAGTCCCGTCCGGCTTCACGCGGGCGAACACGTCCGCGAGCATCTTCCGCTGCCACTCCAAAAGCAGGAACGGCTGGCCCGCCTTCTGCCCCTTGCTGTGACGCAAGATCTTCTCGAAGAAACCGTAGACGAGCGAGCGCTTGCTGTCGCTGATCGGCGGGATGATCTCAGCCGTGAGTGCGGATGAGGTCTTCGAGGTCGTCTTTCGGCGGCTCGGCTTTTTGACCAAGGCGAACCCTACTGCTCGGGGTCAGACCGAACTCAGTCATCAGCGATGCCTGAAGCGAAACTAGCCCGCGATACAAACTGCCCGCCGGGTTCGGCTTCACGCCGCCGAGGTCGGTCTTGATCGTCGGCCCCGTCGCCCGCAGTTCGAGCAGGCACGCCTGCGCCGCCGCGTGTACTTCGCACAGCGTCGCGAGCGCCTCACCGTCGCCGAGCGTCAGCACTCCGATGCCCGAGAGCAGTGCCGCAAGCTCCTGCCACTTCGCGACCGCAATCGGTTCGACCGAGAGACGCTTCGGCATCGGCGGCACGCCGAGCGGTGCCGAAGGTTCGCGGAGCGATCCGCGAGCGGTGCCATCAGCGATCTTGAGGTTCGTCGGCTTCGGTTTCCGGCCACGGGTAGCCATTTCACGCGGCAAAAATGCCGTTCCAATGCCGCAAAACACGCGCGTAGG